TACCTAATACAATTTAGACACAATTCAAACAATTCACCCCCTTTTCCCCCTTTGCGTCAACAAGTCTGACAACTTGAATAGCTAGCATGCAAACAATTTGATTAAGAAAAGAGCGTACACCTAAATGTACGCTCAATAATATTACTGCACACTCATTAACATGTCAACAGGTGTAATAATTTTTCCTGTAGGAATGTAAGTTACAGAACCATAGCAAGAAAATCCTTCGATAGTAGTTGCATAATCATTACCCAGCCATACTCCTAATTTAGTGTTTACGCCATCGAACCAAAGTATAATACTAGTAAACTTCCATGACGTATTAGAGCTAGTTCTAATTTCCGATATTCCATACTCCAATGAAACAGTATGTGCGTTATCACCAACAGTATCAGCCAAAAGATTGAAAACGTTACCTGGCACACTAGAAAAAGGAATTTTATAGTGTGTTCCTTTTACGGCTTCTTTTTCCATAGTTTTTAAACTTGAAGTTTCCATTGTATATATAATTCTTGACATATATTTAGATACAAAAGCATCAGAGTTATATACAGAACCGGATGCAACTTTTGTTAAAGAAATATACTTAACTGATAACTTGTCATCAACTGTCTGAATATCCTGTTTATTCTTCGCACTATCAGCAATAGCAATATTAGAGTTAACCTGAGCATCGCCAGCCAATGTGTAAGCATTATTTGCCAGCGTCTTAGCGGCGGTAGCTTCCGTTTTTGCTTCACCCGATGCAGTTAGCGCATTATTAGCAGTCGTTACGGCACCCTCGGCAGTTGTCAACGCTTCATTCGCCGTCGTAACGCCCGACTCGGCAACCCCATCAACAGTCTTAATAGAATTGTCAATCTTCGTCATAGCGCCGTTCCAGTCGCCCAGCCATGACGGTTTGTCTGTGTCAATAAAAATCGGTAATTCATAATTTAAAGTCTTATTTGTTGCGCTCATATATTATCCTCCTTTACGTATGAACAAGGTTTTTGCCCTGAAAATCATAGTTGTATGCGCTAATCATTAATGCATCATAAGCCTGTGCAGTAATCATAATAGCGTCATATTCGGTTGCGGTCAATCCGTTCTCTTTGTGGAAACTTGTAAGCATATTAAGCCAGTCATATGTGCTGAACCACTCGCCCGTAAACGGCGATATCCATGCGAATCTTTCCTTAGAGTAGAAGTCATAAAATACTGCTGTCATGTTCAAATCTTCATACTCTTTTGCCGTCCAGTTTCTAGATTCGTACTCCAAACAATTCAATCCAAAATACCTGTAATAATTGTTCATCGAATCGAGTGCTTCCTGTATCGGCTGAATCTTTCCAGTAATCGGATTTCTTACATAGACACTGGTAATCTCAGGAATCATATCGATAACTTTCTGAATCTCTGCATCCACATAAGCTCTTGTACTGGCTTCGCTATTGCGAATCATTTCACGCATTAACTGTAACTGACCGTTGATTTCGCCCTGAAACTTGTCAAGCAAAGCCTGAATATCGGCCATAGCTTTCGCAATCTGCGCATCAAGTTTCACCTGATAATCTGCGAACTGTTTCTGAATCATTTTTTCAAACGCATCCAGCCTTATATTCAATTCTGAAATTGTCTGATTAATTTCGTTCCTGAATAACTGAAACCGAGCTTCGAATTTCTTCTCGGCACCATCAATCATTGCCTGAACTTCTGAAACAAGTCCGTCCACCTTTACCCTGACTTCTTGTACTTCTTTTATCATCCAGTCAAGGTTCAGATTGTGATAATCAGGATAGGGAAACTGTTGCCATAATCCCATTGTTTCACCTCCTTATGTGTAAACCATCAAGCAAAATCTATCAACAAAGGAATCGGTAATAACCTTGTACATATTAAATGTAACCGTCTCCCTTTCCTGCTGTATCATCTGCTGTGTGGTAGTAACACCGATGTTACCAAAAGCTCTTCCAGTTCTCAGATTATCTCTCTTCCTATCTAAGCTTTCAGTATCTTTTTTGTCAATGGACACTGTACCAGTATTAATAGAATCTCTCGTTCCATCAACTATTACATTATTGGATGTCATAGTATCGGGAGTTTCAATTGTTTCTTCACTAGGAGTAAACGTTACTTCATTATACCCCGACACGTTCAACTCTGTTTTCATAGTTCCCGTAGTTGTAACATCCCCATTTGAATCTGTCCTAGATGTCTCCCCGGATTTCAAGTTACGAGTCTCAAGTTCATTACCAGCGGCTGTTCTGCTATCCAGCATTTTCTCATTCTCTGTCCACTCTTCCGTTCTGTCATAGTTGTAAATTGGATTGTATTCCAGAACAGTTGTGTCATAGAGTTTCTGCCAGATACTCTGATTCATAAACGACCAACGTCCAATCATAAATTTCATGAAATTAGGGTCCGGGTAATAGGCTTCAAGCGACGCCGCTTCATATAAAATACTATCTATCAGTACATCCTTATTCATATCTCCCGGCAACTCCAACTCATCAAACAGAGTCGGTTCCCTTTGGTACAGCCCCAATATTGACAGCGACGCTCTCATCCATCTTACCCCCCTTCGTTAAGTCGAATCTCCACTCCACATTCAGTTCCTCTTTAGTGAAACCAAACATGTTCCTAGCTTCTTCAAACCTAGCCTGTAATTCTTCCAGCCATAACTCGCACTTGCTCAGCGTCTCAACGTTATTGCTCAGTACCTCACTGGTAATCATTCTTTCCTTCTTGTCAGTATTCGTGTTAGGAATACCAATCTCAGTGTCGAACATTGCCTTAATCTTTTTCATATCACTTAGTATATCACTGGCAATATAGTTGTTCTTCACATTCCGGTCAAACATTTCCCATGCAAGGTTCCCTGATTCATCCCTAAATTTCTTATCTACTACTACACAAGGTTCTCCTGCTCCTACCTGGTCATATATCTTTTTAACCTCTTCGCCTTCTTTTCCACCTTGAGCAAAGAACACATAAGAAAGCTTTGAATTTACAAGGTTAACAGCGACACTTTCAGAACACAGAGCCATCATTTCTGCATAGTATGAAACGATGTCCATAATTCCGCCATAGTCAGGCTGTAATTTAATCAGCGTACAGTCCTTGCCAATCTTTGGATAATACGTTTCCCTGAACAGAGGATTTGTAATGATGCAATGCGTTGGTCTGTAGAAAACGTCGTATCCATAAAGACCGCACTGCTGAGGAATTACTCCGAACTTGTCCGTGTTAAAGATTGCAAAGTATCCCCACAAATAAAGCACATATAATACATAATCCTTCGCCCATGTTTTAGGGAAAATGAATTTGAAAGGAGACATAGCTTCTTGCAAGAGATATCTCTGGAACTGCCTGTAAAGTCCAGTATTGTGAACCTTCATTGTGCTTGGGCTAACCATCGATTCTTTTGCATTTATGTGGTCATAAAACATAGGTGCTTGCATCTGTTTACCTCCTTTCTTTCATTTTAAAATACATCCATATTTCAAGATGTCCAGACGGTCCGGGTGGGTCTGGAGGGTCAGGGGGTATCTCACCGCTTAATACCTGAAACCAATACTTTCCATTCTCCGCTCTGGCCGATTCGGTAGCTCCCGGGTCTTCTGGTCTTTCATAATTATACAACCACGCTTTAGCCAAAGTTCCCGGGTCTTTCGTGCTTGTCTTGAACTCTGCGAAACTCATTGGATAGGCACCTGTAGGGTAGTAATCTGCATACGAATCTACAAACAATATCTGTGCATTTCCGTCTGCAATGTTTCCCACTTTATCAGAAAAGTTAGGGCCATATCCCGGCATTGCTTTCGCTCTGGTGTCATTGATATATTTCCCACCCGGAGTGAATTGTACGAGTCCATATCCTTTGTTCGTCCATGGAGAGCCTGTAGAGACTCCTATCTTATCATTCTGCCATCTCCACGGATTGTATCCGCTCTCCGCTCCCATGTTTCCCAGCACTCCGCATATTGCGTTAAGTGTCCAGCCTTTATTGTATAAAACTGCGTATATCATGTTCGCATTATCGATTGCTTCTATAGAAGTTCTTGAGTATTCTCCGGTCTTCTTAGCGTGCCAACTAGCCGTAATAAAATCCCCCTTCCATGTACTCCTTGATTCTTTCATTCTCCGTCTGTGTAGAAGCTGTTTTAACGTCTGCATCCATGCACATAATATACCCCGGTATTGTATTGATAACTCTTGCTTCACAAAGCGGTCTACCCAACTTCTCGTTATACTCCTGAACCAGATTAAAGAACTGGCAATATAACTGTGGAGCCGTGATAAAGTTAGATGTATTACCATTTCCACCTGATGTCCTTAACTGCGGAGCGGCGGCTTTCAAAGTACTGTCAATTCCAGAAGCAAAGTTGGATATTGCTCCTCCAATGTTTCCAGTTACTGCACTCTGCACCACGTCCCCAACGGAAGCAATGGCGGTAGCCGTGGTTCCTATGTAATCTCTGGCAATCTGCGCAAGCTGAATCGGAACTGAACACATTCCCTCAACCGATTCAATAATTGGGCTGTTTCCATCTGGAAACTGCGGAGCAATGTTGAGTCTTCCTGTTCCACTTATGTAGTCAATCAGCACTGTGTAATTCAAGATGCTTGTCCCTGAAAGCTTCGTTGTATCTAGAGGAAAAGAACCAAACGGAGTGAAGTTTAATGTGTATCTGCTGTACGGAGAAAGGTTAAGGTATTCTCCCCTTGTTGCGGCTTGTGGATGCTTCGGAATATTAATCGAACCGCTGAACGATGTAGCCGTCGCTTTTAACTTCCTGCATTTAACAGTAATGCTCCACCAACCGAAGTTGATACTTGCAACTGCCGGAGCTTCTGTAAGCGGTATTACTCTAGGAAACCACAATGCGCTAACAACATATTGATAGGGGTTATATAGAGCTTTTAAAAGCTCTGTTGATATTTCCTCTGTAGGAACATTTAACCAGTCTGCACTCGCCATCAGAGCCTTGTTAAAGGCATTCATTTCTGACTGCGTAAACGCGTAATAGTTTACCGCTCCCAACGTGTTATTCGCGTCACCTATTATACCTACCACATAGTAACCATCCTCTAAATGAATCTTCCATGGAAGTTCTACAGCTACACGCTGATGCGTGATGTCACTTGTGGTAGGATAAATAGTATCAAGTATTTTGCCGTTTGATGCAAGAGAACTGCGTAACACATACTGAGTTGAAACGCCAATCTGCGCCTTGTATGTGGCAAGAACATCTACATCCAAACTGGCAACCCAAAGGCCGCGTTCCCATGTCCATTCACGGACGAAATAATATCTTTCAAAATCCGGGATATAGGCATAGTTGTAGGCAGAGACATTAAAGGACATATCAAGTTTCAGAGCGATAGTAGGATTAATTACTCCGCTTGTATCTTTCAGTACACAATCAAAGCTTGTCCCGGCTCCTGCTGGCTGTTCCGTTGAGTTAGCATATTTGCTAAACGTATACATATTCACTGATATGCCCATTTAAATACCTCCTTAATCGAGTAAAAGTACTAATCCGTTTTCTGTAAAGTCATTCCAGAAACGGTCTGTAAAGTGGAAGAATACGTTAGAATATCCACCCTTTGCGTTGAATGGTGTAGTAGCTGACCATTGGTTCATTACCGTGTATCCGAGTGCTTCTTCATCGAAGATTACACCGAAGATGTCATCCTGTTCCAGCGCAGCTTCTGGCGTTGTAATTGTTCCATCAGCCTTTAAATAAGACGGCTTCACATTAATCTTAGATGGACTCTGTATGGACTGCCAATAGTTCACAGTTTCATTGTAGGCCATCTTAAGGAAATTATAGTTGTATGTATTTGCCAGAGACATAGACTCGATATTGAATCTTGCAGGAGCATATAAATAAACTCTCTGTCTCTGTAACGGTGTATGACGGTTAATTGTCTTGCCAGTGATGTTAGTATGGAAAAGCTGGCTTCTCTCTGTCATAAGCTCTGTCAGGGTAGCGATACGGCTATAAACCCAGTCAATGAATGGCTTGTAATTAGCCGGCTGATATACATTTTCCTTCGTAAGAGCAAGCCCTGTAAGCGCGTTATACTCTGTCAGAAGATGGATACAACTGTCTGCGTCACCTTTAACTTTACCTCCGATGTAGTTTGCCACGGTAGCTCTTGCAAGATTCTCATGGGCCTGTTCAATCATGTCGGTGCAGTTTCCTGTCACCATGCTTAAGAATCTGGCGAACTCATCAGGTCCGGAGAATGCACAGTCGAGCTGGTCTTTGAAGATTGTGTAGCTTCTTTCATACACGTTTGCGCCGTAAAAGTTTGTCTGTAAAATGTTAGGTTTGTTAACCTTGTACATGTCAACTGATTCGCCATCAACAAGCTCAAATCGCACATCATTTTCCCAATCCTTGTCGGAAATATTAAGCTTTCTTGTGATGTTTCCCCATTTCTGGTTATCTACCTGAATACCACCAAACTTTCTGTAGTATGGCCTGGTAGAAAAAATAGTTCTTGATAACACCTGTGAGATTGACTGTAATAACGGGTCATATCCAGTTTTAAGTGCCGTCTGAGCTACCGAAATAAACTCAGAAGTGTTAGTAATTGCTAATGGATTCTTTCCTGTTGCCTGTGCAACAATACTGTTTAATACTGTTGACAACTGGTTAAAACTTAAATCATTTGCCGCCATGTTTACCTCCTTATTTGTTGTTTATGATTGACGGGGGATTGATAATACTTGCCAGTATATCCTCCGGCGTCTCAGGCTGTGTAATCGGCAACTGACTGTTGATAATTGCGTTCGTCTGAACTGCCGCGGTAAGAGCCTTTAACTGTTCCATGATAGGGTCAACCGGTGCAGATGTTGGTGCAGGTGCTGGCGCAGGTGCTGGCGCAGGTGCTGGTGCAGGTGCTGGTGCAGGTGCTGGAACTGGTGCTGGTGCTGGTGCTGTCGTCGCCATTGTGGCAATCTGTTGAGCCGTAAATCCGGCGTTCGCAAGAGCGATAATGTCTTTAATATCCATGTTTACCTCCTTTAATAATCTGGCCTAAATACGGCATATAATTTTGCTTTCTCATAGTAAAGTCTGCAAATCTTGTCCTTCTGGTTTCCACCCTCTGACAATATCTGATTACTGCTTGTTGTTTCTGCGGCAACGCTGACATGTTTTGAAGAATCAACCTTCATTGTGTCTCCGTCCCATAGATAAAACAGGATGTCTCCCTGTTCAATTTTTGTCGGGATATTTCCTGCTTTCTTACTGAAAAATTTACCTTTTCCACTTTTTGAACATGCATTCATCATGTGATATACATTTTCATTTTTACCGCCTATCTGGTCTAAAATCCCCATGCTTGCGGCCGCCCATGAAACTGTAGTTGCACACCATGAAGCTTTGACGTAAGAGCCGTAATACCATGTCTGTATCATTCCGACTACATCGTCCCATTCTTTTGCTCCGTGTTTACCTGCAATGATGTCATACAGTGTGACTTTCTTTGCTGGCTTGTCCTCTGATATGGGACCATAAACTTTGCCATTAACTCTTATTTCTGGCGTTTCTTCAACGTCTTCGAACATAATTTTCAATCCTCTTCCTCCTTATTCTGTAAGAGAATGTTCAGTTTTTCAACTGCCGTTGTGAGCTTTCCAATTGCCTGTGTCTGCGCTTCAGACTTAACAAACATGAAGTACATCAGCACTGCCAGTGTTCCTCCATTCGCAAGCAATTGTGTCATTTCGGTTAATGTCATATACCCTCGCTTTCTGCCCCAATTTAGAAGTGAGGACTAGCTTTCCTATCGCCGCCGCGATGTGTCAACCCTTCCGGGGCTTGCGTCTGACCACTAGTCCTCTATATAAATATACCACTTTTGGAAAATTTTGTCAAGCTTTATTTTCAGAAAATTTTATTCGAAATATTTGTTAAACAGAATTTCACATAAATATTCTTCAAATTCGATATTATTCTTCATGTAGGAAGACCATAACCAGAAGAACTTTTTCTTGAATCTTGACCTGTCTATGTCTCCCGAGCCGAACTGCGGACAGGTTCCTGAAAGGTGGGTAGAGACATATAAAAGAGACTTGCTTTTGTGCTTGTAAATGGTTATCTCTCCTACCGTTACTATGGCTCTGTATTCAAGAAGATTTCTACTTTTTATTCTGCCGATTTCATCTGACACAAACTCATTCGACAATGCCATTCGATTGAACTCGTCACTTCCTCCAAGCTTGTATAAAGCTGTGTCAGCTTTCTTCTCTGAGATATCGCTGTCACGTAAAACAAAGAGTCCTATTCCGCGTTCTTTCATGATAGAATACTCTTGTTTCCGTCTTCGCATTTCTTCCGCTTTCTTGACTAAACCTAGTTCAAGAAATAGGGCATTTGTCATGGTGTTAGAGTTTGCTAAACAGATGCATTGCACTGGTTTATATCCGTCCAATTCTCTGTTTCTGTTGATTGTTTCATAAGCATTCTTAAAGGCTTTTCCCTCTTCCTTTATTGGCCGTTCATGACTCTCTGGAATGAACTCATCGTATAGAAGAATTTCATAATCACTCGCGTCAAATCCTCTCATATTTGCAATGGTTGATAAGGCTAAAATGATTGCTTTTGGCTCTCCTTTTGGTTTCATTTTACCATTGATGTTCTGCATCTCATAGAATCCGCTGGTCATTTTATTTATCTTTGCGCATCCAATATTCCAGCCTTTGTCGGAGTTTAATTTCTTGTATGGATTGTATTCAGGAGTGCTAATCATATCAGCTTGCATCTGTGTTCGACGCATGAACACGAACTTATATCTATCCTCTTCCATTACCTGTAATGCACCATACGTTTTTCCTGTTCCTCTTCCTCCGACAATAAAATTGAATGGGAGTCCTAGCTCAATGATTCCTCTTATATTTACATATCCGTTGTCAAGATATAGATTCATGTTTCCTCCTTTTCTATAAAAGAAAAAGAGCCTTGCGGCTCTTAATCTTTATTATGCTTCTTCCTGCTTGTCCGCTCTTGCCGCTTCAAGTTCTTCTGAGAGTGCATTAATAATTTCTGCGGCTCCTTTTAACTTCTCGTCAACTGTTTCTCCTGCAAGCATTTTTGCAACAACTGCCTGATTTAATTTGTTCTGTACCTTGTCAAATACTGCCTGTTCTTTCTTTGTCATAATGATTACCTCCTTTTCTGATATGGTTTACTTGTTTCTGAATCTTCGTCTTTCTTGCTTTCTGCAAACTCAATGGAATCTGCCACAACGTCTGTTGTGTGTACAGTGTATCCGTCTTTGTGTTCATACTTACCTGTAACAATATGGCCTTCAAGGATAACTTTTGTTCCTTTTAACAAGTATTTTTCGGCAAACTCGCCTTTTTTTCCGAATGCTATACAACGAATGAAATCTGTTTCTTCATCGTTCCATCGTGGAACAGCCAGTGTGAAATTGGCATTTACCAATGGGTTACCACCTGTGCTATATCTGATTTCTGGTTCGCGTGTTAACCTTCCTACAATAATTACTCTGTTCATTTTGCCCTCTCTTTCTTTGCATCAATTATATTACCAGTACACTATTATTATAAATGATATGTATGTATTTGTCAAGCACTTTATGCGATTCTTGACTCGTCCAAAAGTCGTCGATAATCAGCTGTTACTCCTAGCGTGTAGGTAGAATCTTTCAGTACCACATTGGATGTGATGGCGATTACTTTGCCATCAATCTCATAGAATGTGATTTCTGGCTCGTCATTGTAGACTGACTCCGTTCCTCCTGCGTCGGAGAATATGAATCCTTCCTTGAAATTGTCTATGGTTCCTAGTTCAATGGAACCCTTCTTCTTGTTTACTCCTGCTATGGTGACCGTTAAGCGACCGTTCTTTACATAGGCATATTTCTTTGCCCCTAGTGTTTTAAAGTATTCATAGGTACCCTCTGATTCATACACGCCCATGTAGTGAACTTTACCGTGAGGGTCTTCTGCGTATGCGCCAGACTCTAAGCTGTCGGCAATACGAAGCTCATTATAGGCTGTCCAGTCGGCTTGTCCGATGTATTTTACGCTGTCTGTGTCACAGTAAACGAATCCTTCTCCTGCTATCTGGATGCCTTCCTCAAGCCGCCATCTGGCGTGTGCTGTTGTCCAGACTCCCCATTGGTAGGGTAGGAAAGCTCTCTTGTTTGAGCTTGCCAGAAGCTCTCCTATGTCGTCCGTTCTCTCAGTAAATCCCTGTGAAGCCATGAACTCTATCTCCTGTCTCACCGGGTCCTGTGCTGTCATGCCGTAAATGGCATTCAGCTTGTTCTTTGACTTCATGTAGAATATCTCTTCACCGTCAACGTCTTTAAGCCTTGTCTTGCTTCGGTAGTATGAGATGTTCAGGTCAATGAAAGGCTTCGGAAGTTTCCCGTATCTGGCGTGGTATACGTCCAACGGAATGAGGTCATCAAAGTCGTATTCTATCATGATTATCTTAAGGTCTATATCTGTGATTGTTGTCTCTAAATATTCTGCTTCTAGGACTCGTCCATTGTCGTATAACCCATTCTTTATCATGCGGCTTTTATCCTTGCTTATGTACGGGCAACCTTGTCCTACTTTTAGCTTTGGTTTGACTATTCCTATTCTCATTAAAACTGCTTTGTGTCGTCTGTTTATCAGGTCTAGAAGCTGTTCTAATGTGCATGCTCCTGCGTGATAAAATGCGCTTATTGGATATTCACAGTTGCATATTACATCCGGGTAGCTGCTGGAACGGTCAAAGGAATGGACGTCTTCCAGTTTCATGTCTGAATAGAAACGATTGGCATGTGTATTTCCGCCTCTGAAAGCTTCTCTTAAGGCTTTATATGTCTCAAGGTCTGGTAGCATGCTGGACACATATCCATAGCGGACTAATCGCATTGCCTGTTTCGCATCTCGGCGAACGTAACCCGTTGATGTAAGAGGGATTGTGTAAAGGTTGTCCCCATCAATTTGCATTTCCTTTTTGATTGCTTCAACTAGACCTAAAACGTCGTTGACACAGTATTCTAATTGTCTATTTGTTAAAACTGTCCAAGGGTATCTTTCTTCGTTGTAGTCGAAGTCTTCCCCGTCCAGCTTTTGATGCTTCACCTCCATCTTGCGTGTGTATTCTGCGAGTGACATATTGCTATGAATGTAACTACATCGGAACTCTAAGAATCCATGCATGGTACATTTTAAAACTTTACGTTTCTTTAATGCAAAAACTTCATCAGAAGTGAAATTGTATATGCCCCTAAGAAATTGAAATTCATAGGATAGATTGTGAACATATACGACAAGGTTTTCTCTCGGTTTCATTCGGTCTTTAAGCTTCTGAACGAAATCGTTAAACTGTTCCCATGTGCGCCCTATAACCGTGTATTCCTCGTCAAATTGCCATTGCCAGATGTACATAATAGATTGCTCGATTGATTTGATTCTGGACGTTTCAATATCAAAGGCTGTTATTATAGATTTGTAATCCTTTTTGGAGCTTCCTCCTTGATTACCTCTTTTACGTTTTTCCCGTTGTATTGACTCGTACCAGTCAAAATCAAACTCTTCGCAATTTACTATCATTTAATCCCCAATTTTCTCCTGATATATTCCGAGTTTCGCGCTTTTGGGTTTCTAGGAATTTCCATATTTTCTATCTCATCTGCTTTGGATAGATACTCTTCAAATTTGCTCTTAAGCTCTTCTTCTGGAATCTTAAACCGTTCCCCAGCTTCGAATACTGCTAATGCCGCTTCGCTGTCATAAATTCTGTTGAGTTGCATATTTCTGAATGAATCCATGAAATCCGTAAATTTGAAAAAATTCTTTCTGTTTACGAAGTTGTAACCTTTATCTTTAAGTGTTTCTATTGTCTTTGCTCTCTGTCGTTTAAGACCAGATACAGAGGATGTTTCCGCATTTATAAATCGCGCCAGAGCGGCAAGTTCGTAACGAAGTTGGGTTGGCGATTTGATATCGGTCAGAACTGGATATTTACCATAATTTCTTTTGAACACTTCGCTCTTTTCCCACTCGGTTCCAACGAACCGGGCGAGTCTTTTCTGAGCGATTTTTCTAAGTCTTGAATATTCTTTTCTTAACTCTGATTCGGGTTTAGCGGTTGAAAAAGCTGGCATGTATGACATCAAGTCCCATTTCAGCTTCGCCATTTTCCTTCACTCCCTTCTCAATTAGAATGCTTAGCGTATATCCTGCCATCTCTAGGTTGTCATAGATTTCACCGAGAACAATCTGTTCATCGTTGGATAAATCGTCGTCGCGTTTGCATAATAAAAACTGTATGAAGTTCTTTGAATCATTGATGGCTCTTTCTTTCTCTTTAAGAATGTGTAACTGGCTTAGTCTCATGGTTTTCCATCCTCTCTTTTACTATAAGGTCTATGGCTTTCGACCTGTTGATTTCCTTCTCTTCTGCCAGCGCATCAATATATGCTAGCGTGTCTTTGTTAAATGATATGGAGCGTGTTACTACTTTTCGCATCTTGATGTCCTCCCGAGCGCATATCCGATGAGTATTCCTACAAGAAATCCAATTACGATTACTATCAAAACCGTGTTAGTTGTTACGGTTAAAATCATGACTGTTCCTCCTTTAGGGGTTCTCCTATTATCTGTACTGCTATGGTTAAGTGTGATAATGCTTCATCAATTTGTTCTTGACCGTGCATTGAGTTTTTCATTCCTATAAGAACTCGTGCCGCGTTGTCTATTTCTTCTCTTACTTCTAATACGTCTTCTCTTACTTCTAATATGTCTTGGATTACTTCTATTAGACTATAGCGTATCATAATTTGCCCTCCTTTAATGTTTCTAATGCTGCTCTTATGCCAGCCCAATATGCTCTGTCGCTAATTGTTACTGTATTCATTTTCCCGAATACTCTTTCGCTTTCTTCAAGCTTTTCTGATGCTTTTCTTTCAAGTGTTTCGATTGATTTAAGCTCCTTCTTTGTCATTACTTTTCCTCCTTTTGATATGTTATCTTTACTACACTCTTATCTTACCACATACTTCCAGAAATGTCAACAACTTTTTTCTATCCAATCTGTCAGACTTGTTGACGCAAAGGGGGGAAAAGGGGGTGAATTGTTTGAATTGTGTCTAAATTGTATTAGGTA